TTCAGAAGCGTTCATGCCGGGGGCGTAAGCGACTTGGCCACTATAAGTCTCTTGCATAGCAGTGTTAACAGCAGAGCATATGGTAGAATAGTGGCAGCGGGTGTATTCGTCGGGGACAGAAATAATGCGAGGATCAAGCTTGCGCGTGGAAGAATGGATCCTATCGCCCACGACGTCAGCGTTGGGTAAAAGATCGGAGCAAACGACCACGGTTTTCTCTTTCTTGATGAAAGCATCGAAACCCATGGTGGTCAGCCCACCTAGGTAACCCTCCAAGAGACTCTTGCGCTTGCTTAGGGGGAAGCGTTTGAGCCACTCGTATATGTCCTGGGGCACAGGGCGGCGTTCAGCCAACTGCATTTTCGGGCCGCGGGCTATGGCCTTCATCCTCGCGTGAGCGTAAGCCCAAATATAAACTGAGTTCAAAAGATGCTGGGGTTTATCACGTAGGTAGGCCTGTTGGTCGGGGTAGACAGGAGACAGGCCGAGTGCCCTAGCGGATAGACCGCGGACCATGTTGTGCTGGCAACTAGAGAAGCTAGCACAGAACACCCGGGACATAACGGGACCAGTCACATAATAACCGCCCCGGCCGCAGCTGGCATTCTGCACATCCGCTAGAGAGTAACTGCTTTCGACAACTCGCCTGGTGCTGAGGGAGGCGTCGGGGCGGATACGGGGGAGGGGCAGGTGCGCCGTGCATATGCTCGGGACGGATGCGTTGGGGCTCGTGTCGACCCCAATGCGGAACATGTCATCGAGTGTACGCTGGTCGGCTGCAGCCCGAGCGAGCAACGCAGGCGAGCGTCGAACCAGGGCCCTAAGTAAACCCGGGACGCGGCTAAGTGGGAACCTATTGTTCAACTCGTATAGGGAAACGCAGGAGAGAGCGAGGCAGCAAGCACCAAACATGATCAACAGGAGGTGTTCCTCTTGGTCAATCGAAACCGCGGCGGCTGTTGGGTAACAGGCGACAGCGTTAGTGTGCCAGGTGACGGTCATACGGTTCTCTATAGGGACAGCGTACATGTCCTCCAGAGCGCGGATCAAATGCGGGCTCATGCGTCCTAAATGCGTTCCCTGTGCGTTGTAGAGCACGAGGAGAGCTTCCGGGCCCATGCGTTCAGTAGCAAAGTAATTCCAGAGGGCATGGGCAACATAGGACACAACAAAAGAGAGCGGAGCCCCAGCGCCAAGCTGGAAGCTCGCGGGGCACCCTACCGTCAAGAGCGCGTGCAGCAATATCTGGACCCAAGCTCGACCCCCATCTAGAGAGCCGTTGAGAGCTATGGCAGCATAACCTCCCCAGGGGCCGAGGAACCGAAAAGCCAAATGCTTGATTAGTTCCTCATAGAATGGGGCGATGAGAACAACATCACACCAGGTGAAGAACATGCGGTGCAGATCGACTGCACTGACTTCTTTGTGCTCAGCGCAATAATTCTGCATTTGCAGGATCATGTTGGGTATTTCAAAACCGTCCAAAGGAACGTAGGGTATAGTAGCAGTGCAAAGAGAGCCGACAAGGCAAGCGCCGAGTGGGACGATGAGCGCGAGACCCAAAGCCCTCGCCCAGTTAATGGGGCCCTGTCCGCAGTACGCGGCATCGAGCCGCTCATACTGGGCCGCGGTTTCTATGACCCAGTTGGGATCACATGTGAGGCCTCGCGCGGTGGAATACATGACATCCAAGCGCGCCTCCGGGGAGGGTGCCCTAACTAAGCGCGAGCGCATGGCGTTAACAGCAGCGCCTATTCTCTGCGTATAGGCGAATGCGTCCTCGCCGGCCCGATATGGTGGATCAGAAGGTTGATGCCCAGTGAGCCACAGACGGAACCGCCGGAAGGGCTTATCGTCATACAGGCTAGCAAGGTCATAGCACACCGAAGCGCATCCACTAGCAACGCCGACGGCCAAAGGCGCAATGGACCGCGTAAGGGTACCACTCATAGCGGCCACTTGCTGTTTGCTAGGCTGCAAGCTAGGAGCGCTCATAACGCAGAATGCTGCTCCCACTGCTGCAACAGCCCCACAGCCGATGGTCAGACTACGCAAGGTGATCCAAGAAGAGAGGGCCCGGAAGAAGGAAGGGAAAACCACCGTGCCGCGTGGCTCCTCTGAGCCACTCTGCACAACCTCCGCAATCGGGGCGGGGGCGTTGCTCTCCACAAGAACGCGGTTCCTTTGTGGGTTACGCGCTCGGATCCGCTCCGTCTCGAGTAGCTCTACATCAGCGAAGCTTTCCAATGCCGGCCGAAACAATCTGGGATGTGCGACAATGAGGGGCACGTCTTCACTTTGTTCGTCTGGAGCCTGTAGCGTGGTTGCGACGACTTCAGATCCACTGGGCAGGACACGAGGCGGGAGAGGTGGAGGCAAGACTCCAGGTTCCTTGGTGCGAACCATACGCCTAACCCATTTGCCACTTTCCTTAACCCATTTCACTTCCCTGTGCTGATCGGCGAGCTCGATGGCGGCTCGGCTCAAGGTCCTAGTGGTGCTAGCGATAGCAGACTCGGCCTCGGGGACAAGCTCCTTGGTTTTCTTGTCCAAGATTTGGTGGAGGGGAACCCCATAAACTTCATTTTCAAGCCGTTCTTCCTCTTTCGCCTCTTCGTCCATCTCCATCCAGGGTGTAGCGCGGTCACGCACAAGGGCTTCCTTGGCTGCCGTTAATACGCTACGCATCTCCTGGGAGGCGGCTTTCTCGACGTGCAAAGCAGAAGGCCGAGGTTTGCCCCAAATGAAGTGTCGTATATCGACGGGATCGGGGGCGGAGCGCTGGTTCTCCCAGGAGTAGGAGGCCATGCTGATAATTAGGCGGTCAACCTTGATGCGAGCGAACTCGAGTCTGGTGCCACCCTCCGGATGCCAATACACGTCATCCCGGAAGTGACTACGAACGCAAACGAGCGCTCCTGCGACACCGGTGATCTTATCTGATGTATTCTCACCAAGAAAATAACCGGGTAATCGGCCGCCCGTGGGTTCTAGGCTGAGCGTGATGATACTGGACCACTCTTCCTTCGTTGTTAGTTGGACGAGGAGCGGCATGAGAAGAACAGAAGGTCTCTC